GTGCCCGGAACCTTCCCGCACAGATTCCCGCACCGACCTGTGCTGCGGGCGTACGCTAATGCAATGGCCCACATTCGCGTTCGAGAACGCAAAGACGGCAGTCGCGTTTACACGGTCACATGGCGTAGCGATGGGAGGGGGAGCAAGGAGCAGGGGGAGCCCTTCGCCGACGAGAAGTCAGCCGAGCGCTTCAAGGACTTGGTCAACGGACACGGCCAGCAGTGGCCGCCCGGATGGGTACCGGGCAGGGGATTCGTCGAGCCGGATCCGGACCCGGAGCCGGCCGCCGAGATCGACCCGGCCCACTGGTTCGAGCCGTACGCGATGAAGCACATCGACAACCTCACCGGTGTCGAGGGCGGCACCAAGCGGAAGTACCGGCGCCTGGTCGAGCAGAACATGGTGCCGTGGTTCCGTGACCACGCCGTGGTGGATGGCCCGTACGCCATCCGCAGCGAGCATGTGAAGCAGTGGGTCAACGACATGGCCGACGGTGTACCCGCGCCCCACGACCCGCCCGAGAAGAAGCGGCGAAAGTTCGCGGCCAAGACCATTCGCAACCAGCACGGTCTGCTGTCTGCGATCCTCGCGGCGGCCGCCTCCGGCGAGAACCCGCTTCGCAGCGTGAACCCGTGTCTCGAGACCAACCTTCCCCGGGCGGACGACTCGGATGAGGAGGTCGCCACCTTCCTCGAACACTGGGAGGCCGGCCTGATCCTCAGGCATCTCGCGCCGGACGCCGTTGACCTGGCCCAGGTGCTGCTGTCCACGGGCCTGCGGTGGGGAGAGGCCACTGCCCTGCAGGTGCGCGACCTGGTCAGGATCAACGGTCGTCCGGCGATACGGATTTCGCGGGCCTGGAAAGAAGCCGAGGACGGCGGGCGCGAGATCGGGCCGCCGAAGAGCAAGAAGAGCCGGCGAACCTTGGTTCTGGCCCCGTTGGAGGCAGCCATCCTGCAGCGGGCTGCCCGAGGCAAGAAGCAGACCGACATCCTCTTCCCGGCCCCGGAGGGAGCGGCCTGGCAGGCTGGGACGTTCCGGCGGCTGCGCTGGCTGCCTGCAGTGGAGGCGGCCCAGGCCGAGGGGCTGACCAAGGCGCCGCGGATCCATGACCTTCGGCACACTCACGCGTCGTGGCTGATCTACCGGGGGATCCCGCTGCCGGCCATCTCGGCGCGCCTCGGCCACGAGAGCATCCAGACCACGGTCGACCGGTACGGCCACCTGCTCATCATCATGGACGACGACCTGGTCTCCGCCGTCGCTTGGTCGATGGAGTTCGCGCTGAAGGTCGAGATCCCCGACGATGTCCGCCAGGCGGCCGCCTTGCTCGAGGTGCCGGTCCGGGCCTGAAAAACGCCGTCGGGCCCCTGCGTGGCGGGGGCCCGACGGCGAGTTTCACAGTGTTGCGGGGACGGGCGGCGACAACCCCGCCCGGCCTTCGATGATGATCCGGGGAACCAGCGGAGCGAGCACCTCGAGCGCGGTGTCGGCGTCCAGTTGGTGGGCAGTCACCCACGCGTCGATGAGCGACGCGGCAGCTGCCACGTCTCTCTCGGCGTACACCTGGTGATCGGCGATCAACACCAGGCTGTCGCCGATCAGGGCCAGGACGGACGGAGCACCGTCGTCCAGCCGATCCGTGATGTACCTGACACTTCGTGGGCCCAAGTCAACCCCCTGTCTCGGCATATGCCGCGTCCCGCGAGGCCGAATCGAACGTACACCCGATGAGTGGCCGGAAACAGGAGGTTGTCGATCCGCATCAAAGATGTTTGGGATTAAACATCCCTTGGCTCGCTTTTTGCATCGCTCTGGGCGATCAGTGCCTCAAGGACCGCCCGAATCCTGGGCAGTTCATGCGGGTTCACCTCAGCGAGGTGGCTCACGATCGCGCGGGCGTCCGGGGGGAGATCGCTCAGCTCACTGCTCGTGTACTCCAGAAACTGCTCTGCGGCGGCCGCCTGTACTTGGGTGCGCGGCAGTCTGAGGCCGACGGCAAGGGCCCTGAGGGTGTGAGGTTCTGGGGCCCGGTTGACCTTCCCCTTCGCGAGGTCGTTCAGCCAACTGAGGCCCGGGCCGTTGCCCGTCTCTGGGTCGATGGACTGTTTTGCGATCTCTCGGAAGGTGGTACCGCCGGCCAGCGCCTCATTGAGGATGTCCGTCAAGGGCGTCGGGCGAGGATCTCCCCCGCTCGTGCTGTTGGCCATCGCCGTCTCCTTCGCGCGCTTCCCCCTCGGTCGGAGGGGTACTCGGGCGCGAACGACGCGCCCGCGTTCGCGAACGAGGCTACAGGTGCCGGGATCGGCGCGCTTCATGCTGCCCGACAAGTTCACGCCATCTTGAGCGCGAGATGAGGTTCCGCTGAGGTTGTTCTCGATTGGGAACAACGGCATGGCGTTCTGAAACGAGAACGCGTATGGTTCATTCCGGAACACCGAGGCGCATTCAGCGGCTCGGAGCAGCAAGGAGTGACCCATGACCCTCGCCCTCGCCCGGCCCGCGCCGGCCGCCCTCGCGGAACTGCACATGCCCGTCCCCCCGCTCCCCGGTGGCGTCCCGTACCTCACGTACAAGGGGCTCGCCGAGTACCTCGGCATCAACGAGCTCTGGCTGCGCCGCCACATCAAGCGCCTGCCTCACGAGAAGTACGGGCGAGAGGTCCGGTTCAGCGCCGCAAACGTCGCTGCGATCCGCGCGATGCACAGCCACGCCCCGCTGCCCGCTGAATCGGGCGAGGCGCCGCTCATCCCGCTGGCGACCGGCCGCACCCGCCGGGCGTGATCGCGGTGGCGAACCAGAAGCCGGAGTCCCCGCTCCTCCTGGTCCGGATCGTCGGAGCCCCCGTACCGGCCGCCGCGGCGATCGCCGCGCTCCGCAGCAGCGGCAGCTTCACGATCGCTCGTGTCTCCCGCCCGCTGCCGGCTGGGCGTGACGGCGAGATCCGCCAGTACGTACGGCTCCGCCCGCGCACCGGCCAGTAACGACAAGGGCCGTCCCGGGGTCCAGCCCGGAACGGCCAGCCCTACCCACGCCAACAGTCAGGAGTAGGACATGAATCAGCCTACCGGCGCTCTGCAGCGCCAGGCCCGAGCCCTTCGAGTCGTGGCACGGCTCACTGCGGCTGCCCTCGTCACCACCGACCCGGCCGCTCCGGCCCCGCGCTGGGAGTTCCCGGACGCCGGGGACACCGCCGCCCGCGCCACCTTCGACGGCCCGGCCGGCCTGGTGGGACTCAACGCCTGGCGGGAGATGCTCGGTGACGCTGCCAAACTCAACTCGCGCCGTACCCCGACCGGGATGGCCTGGGCGCTGACGGTGCGACAGGACGGCGTGACCGTCGTGCTGTGCGCCGCCGCCGCGTTCACCCGTCCCGTTCCCGCCACCTCCGTTGCTCCGGCCCGACTGGCGGTAACGGCATGAGCCACCGCACCTACGGAGAGCTGTTCCAGCAGTACACCAGCGCTACGCCCGAGATCGGGGTCGACGCGCTCGCAGCGATCCACGCATTGGACCTCGACACGATCGTGCCGATCGCCAAGGGCTGGCCGACGGACTGGCGGCTGCACGCCGAGCTGCTGCTGCACGCCGCTGGCGAGGTGCTCCGCGGCCTGGTGGCCGAGGTGGTGATCCTCGACCGTGAACTTGCCAAGACTGAGGCCGAGTTGGAGCGCTCGAAGATCGCCGCCCGTGTGGCCACCGAAGCGGCGACCGAGGCCGTTCAGGCCGCTGAGGCCCGATTCCCCATGCACAGGCCGGACAGCCCGCCGATCGCGTCTGCTGCTCGGGTCGCGTACCAGGCGGCGCTCGCCCTCACCCCGGCACCCGTGACGATCTCGCTCGACGCCTACGAGAACACCCCGTCGGTCCACTTGTTCGGGGCCAGTGCCGTCACACAGTGGGCCGACCAGCTCGGCAGGCCTGTAGTCGTCGAGGAGACCGAGCGGGACGGTTCCACCCGGATCAAGGCCACCATCGAGGTGGACGGCGTCAGGGTGGAGATGTTCGGTACCGGCTCGCGGCCGGCCGCCGCCCCCGAGCTGGAGTCGACCCAGTGACCGTCGACCGCACCCACGCCGCCGAGCTGGTCATCCGGGCGATGCTCTTCCGCGACCCTCGCCCGGCCAGCATCGCCCAGGCCCTCGCCGACGCCGGCCTGCTCCGCAGCCCGCTGGCCACCGTGTACCGCGCCCTCTACGACACCGACAGCCTCGGCCTGCACACCACGGCAGGAGCGGCCGCCCATGTCTGCGAGGAGGCTGCTGCCCAGGACTGGCCCGACGCGCGGCTCACCTGGTCCCCGGTCGTAGAGGACGAGCCGGAGGGGCTGATGGCCATGTACGCGGGCGACACCCCGACCGAGTACTACACCGAGCCGCTGCTGGTCCACGACTCGACCGGCGGTGCGCGGTGAGGACGCGCCCGCACTTCACCTCGCCCGGCGCGACCGCGGCGCAGAAGGCATGGAACGAGGGTAAGACCGGCACGCCGAAGCCGCGCCCGGCGATCCCGCTCACCGAGTGCTGCCCCGTTGACGGGTGCGGCGCGACCATGTCCCCGCCGCCCGCCGCCGTCACCGGCTGGACCTACGCCGAGGTGGCCGGGTCGACCGATCCGGGGCGCTGGTGGTGCTCCGGATCCTGCGCCGCTGTCGGCATCGCCCGCGCCGAGCTGCTGGTGGTGGCCCCGTGACGCTCATCCTGCTGCTCATCGTCCTGCAGGTCCTGGCCCTCGCCGGCCTGCTCGTGCTGTGGGTGGACGACCTCCTCTACGAGATGCGCACCGACCGTCCGGGCTACCACCGCCGCGTCTACGCGGTGACCGTCCGGCAGTGACCGCCGCGCCCGGGCCGGTGCCGTTCTTCGGCCTACGAGTCGTGTTCGGCTCCGGCCCGTGGCCCCGGGCCGGCCAGTCCTACATCCCCCCGACCGCCGACTACGCCTGCCCCTGTGGCTGGACCGACGCCGCGTACGGCCCCGCCGCCGTCGCCCGGTTCGCGCACCGCGAGCACGGCGTAGCGGCCCAGCACAGCCAGCACTGCCAGCTCCGCACCGAAAGGCACCCCGCCCCATGAGCACGACCACCCTCCGCATCGACACCACCACCGGCGAGCTGATGCCCGACCAGGTCCCGGTGCCGTTCGGCCAGTTCCTCGACCAGCACATGAACGGGCGCGTCCACGACGACGCCACCGCCGAGCTGCACCAGCTCATCGCCGCCGTCACCGCGCACTGCAAGAAGGGGACGTTGGCCGTGCTGGTCACCGTCGAGCCGTCCCGCGGCAACGTGGACGGGAACCCCATCAGCATCGCGATCACCACCGTGCTGAAGGCGCCGAAGGGGATCACGCCCAGCGCCCCGTACTACGTGGATGCCGAGGGCAACCCGTCGAAGCACGACCCGCGGGTGGACCTCCGCCAGCCCGCGCTGTTCGGGGGAGAGCGATGAACGGCCCGGACCACTACGAGATGGGCGCTGCACTGGCGGTCCGTGCCGAGCGGCTCGCTGCGGACTTCCCCGCCGAGGCACTGGCCGTGGCCACCACCGCCACCGCGCACGCCACTCTGGCGCTCGCCGCCGCGGTCGGTATCTCCGCCGGCTACCCCGGCGGCCTCCTCCCCATCACCGACTTCTACCGGTGGTCCGAGGTCGCCAGCGTGCTGCGGGCGCCCGACCTCGACGTCCGAGGTCCGCGCGGCCACGTCCGGCTGGCAGACCCGTTCCCCGTGCTGGTCGCCGCGCTGCGCGCCTACGCCGACGAGCACCCGCTCGCCGCCGAGTTCACCGACGTGGAGCGCCGCGACCGGATCGCCGAGCACCTGGCCGCCGCGCTGCTCGCCGACCGCACCGACGGCGCCCCGTACGTCCCGCCCCAGCCCGACGGCCCCAGCCAGCCGTAGGCCCCACACAGCGGTGGGGCCCAAAGCACAGCGAGCCCGGGCCCCACCGCACCAACACCATCCGAGGGAGCACCATGCCGCGGCCCGCTGCCGCTGCCGCCCTGCCCGACCCCGCCGGGCAGCCCCCGGCCGAGCACGTCACCCGCTTCCCCGCCCGCTGGCTCGGCGTCGAGACCGTCACCGGGGACACCCTGCGCGCGGTCACGCTCGTGGGTGACTACGCCCGGATGCGTGACGGCTACTGCTGGGCCGCGGACCCCACCCTGGCCGCTGTCCTCCGCCTCCACCCCCGCACCGTCGCCGCCGCGCTGCGCACCGCCGAGGAGGCCGGCCTCGTCCAGGCCGAGCGCCGCCCGGGCGGCACCTCAGCCCGCACCATAACCCCGGCCGCCGAGGACGAGCTGATGGTCTGCATCAGCGCCGCTGCCCGCAACACCCTCGGCGGCAGCCAGTTCGTCACCTACTGCGCGCTGGCCGTCCGCCAGCACCTCGATGACCGCACCTCGATGCGCCGCATCTCGGCGATGTGCGGCATCTCAGAGGCCACCGCCCGGACTGCCGTCGCCGAGCTGGTCGCCACCGGCTGGATCAGCCGCACCGACTCCGCCGGCGCCGCCGCCCACTACACCGCCCACCCCGCCCCGATCGCCGGCATCCCCACCCAGCTCGCCCTGTTCGCCAAACTGCGCCGGACCGCCGTCGACCGCCGCGAGCAGCCCGCCGCTACCGCCCCAGCGGAGTGCGACGGCCAGCTCTCCTTCGACTTCACCCCTCCCAACTCGGCTCCCACCACCCCTCCCAACTCGGCTCCCACCACCCCTCCCAACTCGGCTCCCCAAACAGGCTCCCTACAACAAGATCCCTCCAACAGGCCTGCCGCCGTGGGCGGTTGCGGTTCCGGCGCAGCCGAAACCACCTCACCGCGCGACACGGGCGCGCGCCCGGGTACCCGCGCGACGTCCGCCCGGGCTGGGCGCCCGTCGGCTTCGCCGGCACCGACTACCACCCTGCCCCCACTCCTCATCACCCCCCAGATCCGCCGCGTCCTGGCCGAGCTCCCCGACGCCCTCATCGACCGGATGAGCCGCTGGGAGCAGCGGGAGGCCGCCCGCGCCATTGGTGCCGCGATCCACGAGGCCGACGGCAACGTCGTCCGGGTCGCCGACCGTGTGCAGCGTCGCTGGGCATTCGCCACGCCGGACGCCATCCGCTCGTCGTACGGCTGGCTCACCCGGGTCGGCTTGGCCCGCCGCGGCTGCGACCGGCCGTCCTGCGAGGCGGGCTGGGACTTCGTGCACCGCGCCGACTGCATCGCCTGCGGCTACCTGGCCGAGGGCACCCGGGCCCGCGCCGCCGCCCGCCGCCACCCAGCCCCGGCAGCAGCTACGACGCCCGCCCCGCCCGCCGGACACCCGCCCGTCATCCCCCGGCCGTCCCGGCCCCGGTACTGCCCGACCCACCCGTCCGTCGCCGTGCCGTGCGCGATGTGCGCCGCGCCGGCCGCCTCGGAACCCGTTCCGGACGCCGCCGCCCGGGCCCGCGCCCTGGCCACCGCCCGGACCGCCCGTGCCGCCTACCGCGGCACTACCGTCCCGACCCCCGCCGCCGCCTGAAAGGACCGCCTGATGCCTCCCAGCCGCGCCGCCCTCGCCGTCAAGCACGCGCGAGTCCGTGAACTCGCCGCCAAGAACGTCCCCACCGCCGTCATCGCCCGCACCCTCGGCATGGACCGCCGCGAGGTCCGCAAGGTCCGTAACGCGGCCGACCTGCCCGCCCCGCCCCGCGGCTACGAGCGACAGCCCCTCACCCTTGAGGAGAAGTGGGCCGAGCGGACCCGTCCGCTCGCCGACGGCCACCTCGAATGGACTGGTGAGCGCCAGAACGCCAGCCGGACCCCCGTCCTGCGCTATCGCGGCCGCTCGTACAGCCCGGCCGCGATCGCGTTCCGCATGCAGCACGGCGTCGCTCCGGTCGGCCAGGCGTTCAGCGGCTGCGGCACCCGCCACTGCGTCGCCCCTGCCCATGTTGACGACACCGCTCGCCGGATCCGGGACCGCAACGCGCTGCGGGTCGTACTCGGTACCGCCGCCCGGCCCGCCGTCTGCCGCCGCGCCGGCCACGACCAATCCGTCCACGGACGCATCCAGCCCAACGGGGCCGCGTACTGCCAGGCGTGCAAGCGGGGCGACAAGGCCGCCGCCCGCCTCGCAGCCGGCAACAGCAGCCCCGCCGACACCCGCTGATGGCCCGCCACCCCGCCAGACCATGGAGACCAACATGACCACCAACCAGCCCACCGCCCGCCAGGAACTGCTCGACGAGCTCCTCACCGGCGAGGACCCGTCGGCACCCGAGTACCCCGACGCGCCCGCCATGTCCGCCCGCGTGCTCGGCCTTCGCGCCGCCGCCCGCATCGCCCGCGCCGTGCAGAAGGGCTGACCCATGGCCACCCCCGACGAATACGCGCCGCTCATCGCCCTCGACCCGCCCGCCGCCGGTCGTTGGACCGTCACCGCCGACAACGTGTGGGACGTCCTCGCCGAGACCGACGCGGCCGGCCTGTGGGCCGGGAAGCCCCACTTCGCCCCGGCGCCGACGGGTGCCGAGTCCAGCACGGTGGTCGACGGGATCACGCTCAGGCCGCCCAACGTGCCCGAGCGGGTCGTGGCGTACTTCGGCGACACCATCGTGCTCGCCGACGGCGTCTGGTCGGTCGAGCGCGCCGAGGCGGGTGTCCGGTGACCGCGCCCACCCCGCCCGCTGAGTGGACCACCACCACCGAATGGCCGATCCGGCTCAAGCTCGGCAGCCACCCGGTGCACGCCGCGGCGAACGTTTGGCGTAGCTGGTACGAGTGCTGGACTGCATGCGGCAAGCGGCCCGGTGAGTACCAGACCCCGATGCCGTCCGGCTGGAGCGTGACCTGCCGCGGATGCCGTACGGCGCTCGCCACCCAGGCCGAGGCGACGGGGGCGAGCCGGTGACCGCGCCCGAGCAGCCCGACCTCCGTCAGCGCATTCTCGAAGCCCTTCACGGCGTCCTGCGCGACGCCCTGAATGCCGCCCGGTGGCCCACCTCTACCGGTCTCGTGGCCATCGAGCAGACCGACGCCGCGCTGGCCGTGGTGCAGGCCGAGCTGGACGCCGCCCGTGCCGAGCGCGACCAGTACTGCGACCGCGTCGACACCCTCACCGCCGTCTGCCGGAGCAACAAGCAGGCGCACCGGATCACCGTCGGCGAAGTCGACCGGCTCACCGCTGAGCTGGCCGCCTGCGACGCCGACACCGCCCGGCTCCGCGAGGCGCACGCCGCCCTGGCCCTTCAGGCCGGCCACTACGAGCGCCGCTGGGAATCCACCGTTGCCGAGGCCCGGAGGCAGGCCCGCCGCGCCGACGCCGCCGAGCACCAGCTCTCGACCGACAACCACCTCCGTCGCAACGCCGAGGCCAACTACACCATCGCGGTGAGCCTCCGGGCCAAGGCTGATGACGTCCTCGCCTTGCACCGCCCGGTCACCCGCGGCGCCATGACGATCTGCGACGCCTGCTCCCCGAAGCGCGGCGACGGGCCGTCCCGCCACGTCCTCGTCGCCTACCCCTGCCCGACCGCCGCCGTCCTCAACGCTCCGTTCCTTCCGACCACCTGACCACCCGTCAACCCGAGGGGTCCGAAATGACCACCCAGAATGCCACCGACATCACCTACGACGATACCGAGCCCTGCGGCGAGGGCATGTGCCGCTGCGACTGCGACGAGCAGCACGGCCCGTGCGGCTGCGACTGCCCCCGCGACGACTACGGCCAGCTCCTCTACCGGGACTGACAGCCGCCCAATCACCCACCCGCCGGCCGCCCGCACCAGGCGGCCGGCCCCAACCAGAAGGAGCAGCACCGTGTACCCGGCCCTGTTCAGCACCCCCGGCATGAAGCAGTTCGCCGAAGAGGTCGACGCCGAGTGCCAGGCCCAGATCACCAAGTTCGGCGACCAGTGCCATCCCAACCTGACCGGCACCCCGATCTCACGGAACGACGCCCGCCTCCTCTTCGCCAAGTACGCCGCGAACTACCGCGACATCAACAACGGCAGCTTCGACCCGCGCGACCCGGACCGGCGCCTCGACTGGACCGGAATCCTCCTGGAGGAGGTGTACGAGGCGGTCGCCGAAGCCGACCCCGCGAAGCTCCGCGCCGAGCTGATCCAGGTCGCCGCCGTGTGCGCGGCCTGGGTGCACGACCTCGACCGCCACTGACCCCACCCGCCGGCCGCCTCGCTCGGTCGGCCGGCCCAACCCGAAGGAGCACCTCATGGGCATCCACACCAGCGCGTACCTCGCGTACGGCGCCCCCATCACCGGGGTCCGCTACGGCGACGACCTCAACGCCCCCCTCGCCACCTACAACGCGACCGTCACCTACCCCGACCCCCACCGCGACCGCGTCGGTCACCTCGCCGCCGGCAGCTACGACAACGACAAGCTCTACCTGGTCACCTACTGCGCCAACGCCGACCTCGACGACCCCGAGCGACTGACCGTCGACGACCTCAACCCGCTGCACCCGCCGCACTGGGACCGGCACCTGCATGCCGCCGCCAAGGCCTGCGGCGTGCACCTGATGAGCGCGCCCGGCTGGCTGCTGATCGCCGCCCAGAGCTGACCAACCTGCCCCGTGGCTGCCGCGCGATGCGGCGGCCACCCCACCACCAGGAGCACACCGTGACCCGCCCACTCACCAGCACCGAACACCAGCTCCTCGACCAACTCGTCCGCACCGGCCAGTCGATCGGCGTCCTCGCCGCCCGTGACCCGCGGCACGCCCGCGAGATCCGCAACACCGCCGCCCGCTGCTGCCGGGCCCTCGGCGCCCGCACGCTCGACCACGCCATCCAGGTCCACCGCACCAACCAGGAGACCCAGTGACCCCCGAACAGACCCTCACCGCTGCCGCGGCCAAGCTGCGCAGCCTCGCCACCGCCGCCCACGCCACGGCCCCCGGGCCGTGGAGCACCCGACCCAGCTACCGGCGGCCGCACCTCAGCCACCCCGAAGACGCGACCGGACGCCGGCTCGCCCACGAGGGTGCCGTCAGTACCCGAGGCGGCGCGCCCTGGATCTACACGGACGTGTCCGCGTACCTCGCCCTCATGCACCCCGCCGTCGGCCTCGCGGTTGCCTCGCTGCTCGCCGAGGAGGCCGACAGCGTCGCCCAGGACGGCGGCGTCGTCCAGAACTCCACCACGGAAGCCGCCCTCGCCATCGCCCGCGCCATCCTCGGCGAGCAGCCGTGACCCGCGAGCACGCACCGCGTCCCGGCCGCACCTGGGAGACCGCCGTCCGATCGGTCGAGCACGTGGTGGAGGAGAACCAGGCCGAGCCGCGGCCCAACCGCGAGACGCGTCGAGCAGCGGCCCGCACCAACAACGCCCGCCAGCTGTTCACCGCCGCCGACGAGTACCCGCTACCGCCGGACCGCACCACCACCGACCTGCCCGACATTGGCACCTACCCGCCCGGGAGCACCACGTGAACCTCCTCCAACCCACCGACGAGCAGCGCGAAGAACTCGCTCGCGCGATCGCCGAGTTGACCGCCACCATGCAGGCGTCCGCCGCCGCGTTCGTGCAGGTGGTGGTCCCCGCCGTCCAAGCCGCAGCGCAGCAGTTCGCCATCCTCCAGCAGCAGTTGCAGGCCGCCGGCTTCCTTGACGCCAGCGGTAAGCCCGCCCGGCTCACCGACCGCCCCGCCTGGCAGACCCCGTACGGACCGCCCGCACGCCGCCACTGACTGCCCGATCTCGCCACCAGCCGCCCACCGCCTGACCAGCGCCACGAGGAGACCGCCATGCTCACCCCCGCCGCCACCACCCGCCTCCACCACCAGCTCCGCGAGCTGCCCGAGCTCCTCGCCTACGCCCACCTCGCTGTGATGCCCGGCAGCACTGCCCGCACCGGCTACGTCACCGGCGCCACCCGCACCGCCCCCACCCCGGCCCGGCTCGACGTCCTGTCCCTCCTCGGCCCCGCCGCCACCGACACCGTCCACGACCCGCACGGCGACCAGGACGGCCTCACCCCCGCCACCGGCACCATCACCGCCTGGACCCGCATCCACACCGAGGAACACGGCCAGCAGCCCGCCAACGCCACCCTCGGCGCCCAACTCGCCTACCTCACCGCCCTGCTGCCCTGGGCCGCCGAACAGCCCTGGGCCAACGAGTACGCCGCCGAAATCGCCGACATCCACCGCCGCTGCACCCCCCTCGCGCTCCTCCACCCCCGCCGGCGCGCGATGCAGCTCCCCTGCCCCCGCTGCCAGCTGCTGACCCTCACCACCGAAGACGGCCACGACACCGAGTGCTGCAACCCCGGATGCGGCACGATCCTCCGCCCCGACGAGTACGACCAGCGCGCCACCGCCTACGCCGACTCCCTCAACGCCGCCGCCTGACTCACCCGCCGCACGGGGTGACTCACACCGCGAGTCACCCCGCCCGACCCCTGAGGCATCCACGATGAACCCGCCCACCACGACCACCGACGAGACCCGAACCGCCATAGCCCGGGCCCTCGCCAGCCCCTACGTCTACCGCACCGCCATGCCCCCGCAGGGTGGCCCCGAACTCGCCGACTCGCGCCCGAGTCAGGCTCAACGGGAGGCCGCTGAAGCGACGCTGGTCGCCCTCCACCGCTGCTGGCGACGCGGTGACTCAACCCGCACCGCCGCCGCCACGTGCGGGGTGAGTCAGTCCACCGCCACCAGGCGCTACCGCGAGTTCAAAGCCAGCACCAACGAGGCGGCCCGGCCGCTGGTGAGTCGCGCGAGCGCTTGAAGCAGCGAGCAGGGCCCCTCCGGCGGAGAGTGCCGGAGGGGCCCTGCTGTATCGGCGGGATCAGTTGTTCTGCGCCTGCTCCCGCCTGGCCGCCTGCGTGTTCAGATTGTTGGCCGTGGTGATCACGCCCTTCGCGCTGCCGTCGTACCCATCGGAAACGGCGTCGTGGATGATGTTCGCTGCCACGTCCCGCATCGTCTCGGGGCTGCCGTGCCAGTTCTGCTCGCTCGGGGTGGTTCGCTCCGTTGCCATGGGCCGATCCTGGCCCGCCAACAGCCAAGCCCGGGGCAGTTGTTCGAACCCGACCGGGACCGCACTGCCCGCGATCGAAGTCAGTAGCGCACGACGGCGGCCGGGGTCCACAGCTGAGCGCTTGCGCAAGATCCGCCCGTTGTGCGACGCTACTGCCAGCACCACATGTGTGCCCACAGACACTCAGAACCCCGCAGCCGAGCAGTAGCTGCGGGGTTCTGGCGTTTCCTCAGGAGGTGCACATGGACCAGTTGCTCACCGGCCCGCAGGCCGCCGAGCTGTGCCAGGTCAGTCCCATCACCATCCGGAACTGGAAACGCCGCGGGCTCATCACCCCTGACGGGCTCGACGAACGCGGGCGCCCGCTCTACAACCAGCTCACCATCGCCAGAGCCGAAGCCCACACGCGGCGGCGCGCCGGCCGCCAGCTCCCCGCCGCATAGACCAGCGGCCCGCCGAACTCCCCCCACGGCGGGCCGCTCCCATTCGGGCCGGTCACAGCACCGTCACAACGCCCACACGGTGGCCATGCGCGTGCCACCGTGTCGGCCATGCGCATACGACTCCTCGCCGCCGGCCTGACCGCAGTTGCCATCGCAACCCTCACCGCCTGCAGCAGCAACCCGGCATCCCCGGCAGCACGATCCTCCAGCAGCCCAACTCAGCCGGCCAACAGCCCGAGCACCGCCAGCATCGGTTCGAGCGCCCCGCCCGCAGGCAGCATCCCGTCCCCCAACGCTGCACAGACCGCTGGACTGGTCGCCGCGCTGAAGGCCGTCAACCCCGAGATCGCTGTGGACCAGGCCAAGGCTGTCGCCCGGGCCCGCAACGTCTGCCAGGAGATCAAGGCTGGCAAGGACGACACCACCCTGGCCGCCAACGCTGCGGCTCGGTTCAGCGGAGGCAGCGTCACCATCACTCCCGAGCAGGGCACCGCGATCGTCGCTGGCGTGAAGGCGGCCTTCTGCTCGTGACCGTCGCACCAATGAGCCCCCGAGGAAACGTCCTTGGGGGCTCACGCATGTACGGGAGGTGCCTGTGGCCGGAACCTCCCGCCACCGCGCCGGCCGCCCGTACGCCCGCGCGCGCCGCGAGATGTTCGCGATCTACGGCACCATCTGCCACATCTGCGGCCACGACGGCGCAGGCGAGGCCGACCACCTCGAACCCGTCAGCCTCAACCCCGGCCAGCCCGTCGACCCGCACGGCATGCGCCCGGCACACGGCGCGAACGCTCCCTGTTCGACCTGCGGCCGGCTGTGCAACACCGAGCGTGGCAACCGCACGCTCCAACGGGCCATCAAGACCTCGCAGGCGTGGTGAATATGCACCCCCTCTGACCTGCGGTTTTGCGCAAGCCTCTGACCTGCGGTTTTGTCCGGGTGATTTTTTCGGGCCAGCAGCCGGAAGGCCCCGCGCCCACCCTTCCGCGTCTCTCCCCGCGAGATCGGGCCGGAGGTGATCATGGTCGGAGCGGTGTACGGCGCCGCCTCGTCGGGCGACCGGCGCTCGGCGCTGGAGGCAATCCGCGACCACCTCGCCCGCGAGCTGGAGTCGACCGAGGGCCCGGCCGCCGCCGTCCTGTCGAAGGAGTTGCGGGCGACGATCGCCGAGCTCGACGCACTGCCTGGCGGACGGGAGGCTGATCCCGTTGACGACCTCTCGGCCCGCCGTGCGGCTCGGCGCTCAGCAGCCGCGGGTGGCGACGTTCCCGAAAGCGGTCAGCAGCGCGGCACCTGAGTTCATCGACCTCGCAGCAACGGCCGGCCTGCAGTTGGACCCGTGGCAGCAGTACGTGCTGACGCACGGCCTGGGCGAGCGGGCCGACGGCGCGTGGGCGTCGTTCAAGAACAGCGTCTGGGTGCCGCGGCAGAACGGCAAGGGCGGCATCATCGAGGCCCTGGAGCTCGGCTGGCTGTTCCTCACCCACGAGCGCCTGATCATGCACTCGGCGCACGAGTACAAGACCGCGCAGGAGGGGTTCCTGCGGATCCGGGAACTGGTGCAGAACACCCCGGAACTCGACCGCCGGGTACACCGGTACTGGCAGGCCAACGGCGAGCAGGGCATCGAGCTGACCCGCGCGGCCGGCGGCGGCCGGCTCCGCTTCCTGGCCCGCAGCAAGGGCAGCGGCCGCGGCTTCTCCGGGGACAAGAACGTCCTCGACGAGGCCCAGGAGCTGAACGGCGATCAGATGGCCGCGCTGCTGCCGACCATGAGCGCGAGGCCGGACCCGCAGATCTGGTTCTTCGGCACGCCGCCGTCCAGCGCGGACGCCTGGTGCTACGGCCTGCGCGAGGACGGCGAGTCCGGTGTGGACCCGCGGATGATGCACATGGACTGGGGCGTCGACCTGGACCCGACGGACGCCGAGGACCGGCGCCGCGCGGCCACCGTGATCGACCTCTGGTACGGGAGCAATCCGGCCCTGGGCCGACGCATCAGCGAGGACTTCGTGCGGGGTGAGTCCCTGCCGTCCGGGCTCGGTCCGGCGTTCATCGTCGAGCGGCTGGGTGCGTGGCTGCCGAGGATCACGGAGGGCAGTGGTGTCATCGACCTGGGCACGTGGGGCAGCCTCGCCGACGAGGGGTCGCGCCGCGCCGGCGACATCGCCATGGCGGTGGACGTCACCCCGTCGCGCGACTTCGCGAGCATCGCGGTGTACGGCCTGCGCGAGGACGGGCTCGGCCACCTGGAGGTCATCGACCGCCGACCTGGCACCGCCTGGCTGGTCGACCGAATCGCGCAGCTGGCGGCCCGCTGGAACCCGGTGGCCATCGCCCTGGACACCAAGGGCCCGGCCGGCTCGTTGCTGGTCGACCTGGGCAAGAATGGCATCGAGCCGCCGGAAGACGCCGACGAGCCCGCGCGCGGCGACCTCGCGATCCCGACGTCGCAGGAAGTCGCGGCCGGCTGCGGCCAGTTGGTCGACGCGATCACGCAGGGCACGCTCCGGCACATCGCGCAGGAAGAGCTGGAACAGGCGATCCGCGGCGCCAAGTCGCGGCGCCTGGGCGACGCGTGGGCGTGGGGCCGGCAAGTCTCGACGGTCGACATCTCGCCGCTGGTCGCGGCGACCCTGGCCCGCTGGGCGTACGAGTCGCGCGCCCACCTGGTGGCCGACGCGGACTACGACGTCCTCGACTCCGTGTTCTGAGAGGGGGCGTTCATGCGCGAGATCGCTACGACGGTGCTCGACGTGCTGGGCCTGCTGCTGTTGGCCCTTGGCGCGGGGGCCGCACTGTTCGGCCTGATCGGCTGGTCGGCGGCTGCCGTGTCGGGCGGGGTGATCCTGGCCGGGTCATGGGTGGCGGCCCGGCCAGGGCAGCGGCCGGGCGGTGAGCAGTGAGCCTGTTCTCCCGACGAGGCATCTCGGGGCCGCCCGCTGACCAGCTGCTCGCCGGGCGGACGGGCGCGCGGACGTCCGGCGTCGCGGTGACCAATGCGACGGCGCTGCGGCACAGCGCGGTGTGGGCGTGCCTGCGGCTGCGCTCGAACCTGATCTCCACCATGCCGGTCGACCTGTACCGGCGGGTCGGCGGCATCCAGGTCGAGGTCCCCAAGCCCCCGGTTTTGGTCAATCCGGGTGGCGATCAGGTTGACATGCAGGAGTGGCTGTACAGCAGCCAGTTCGACCTCGATCGCGGCGGGAACTGCTTCGGCTTGATCACCGCCCGGGACGGTCTCGGTTTCCCCGCCCGGATCGACCTTGTCCCGCTCGACCAGGTGACCGTCAAGGGCAGCGGCGGCCAGATCACGAAGTACAAGATCTGTGGCACGGACTACGAGCCGTCCGAGGTCTGGCACGAGCGCCAGTACACGGTGTCCGGCATGCCGCTGGGCCTGTCTCCGGTCGCGCATGCGGCCTGGTCGATCACCGAGTACTTGTCCATCCAGCAGTTTGCTCTGGACTGGTTCGGCGCTGGCGGGATGCCCGCGGCGATGCTCCGCAACACCGCGAAGACCCTGGACCCCAAGCAGGCTGCCGAGGTCAAGAACCGGTTCAAGGCGGCAACGGCCGGCCGGGACCTATTCGTCACCGGCATGGACTGGGAGTACAAGATGATCCAGGCCGAGCAGGCCGGATCGAACTGGCTGGAGGCCAAGGGCTACGGCATCACGGACATCGCGCGGTTCTTCGACGTGCCGTCCGACCTCATCGACGCCGCCGCGATGGGTGCGTCGATGACCTACGCGAACATCTCGCAGCGCAACCTCCAGTTCCTGATCATGAACCTCGGACCGGCGGTCGTCCGCCGGGAGAACGCGCTGAGCCGCCTCTCCTCCCGGCCCCGGTTCGTGAAGTTCAACACCGATGCCCTGCTCAGGATGGACGCGGCCGGCCGCATCTCCACCCTCGGCCAGGCCGTCAACGCGCGGCTGCTCGCCCCGTCCGAAGCACGTGAGCTGGAGGACCGGCCGCCGTTCACAGAATCCCAACTTGCTGAATTCGACCGCCTCTTCGGCAGCAAGAACCCGCCACCCGCGCCCGCCGCGTCAGGAGTGAAGCCATGACCGATCTGGCCGGCCTGCGGGCCGCCGCCGCCCAGTCCCGCGCGCAGGCAGGACTCGCCCAGCGCGCCACACCCCGGGACCGCCCCGAGTCGCCGACGGTGAAGTTCGGCACCCAGCTCCGGGCGACCCAGGTCGACCGGGACGGCCTGCCGTATTACCTGATCGAGGGGTACGCCTCGGTCTACGAGCGCGGCTACGAGATGTACGACTGGTACGGCCCGTACACCGAGGTCGTCTCCGCCGGGGCTGCGGAGAAGACCCTCGCAGCGAACCCGGACGTGGTGTACCGGTTCAACCATGCAGGTACGCCGATGGCCGGTACCAGGAACGGACGTCTCGAACTCTGGTCGGACGGCCAGGGCCTCGGGAACCGGGCCTACCTCAACCCGAAGCGAAGCGATGTGCAGGACCTGGTCCAGGCCATCACCGATGCGGACGTGCGCGAGCAGTCGTTCCAGTTCCGCATCGTCCGCGGGGTCTGGTCTCCGGACTACACCGAGTACCGGATCGAGGAGTTCGACCTCGACCGAGGCGACGTCGGCCCGGTCACCTACGGCGCGAACCCGCACACCTCGGTGTCGGCCCGCAGCGGTGACTTCCTCGCGGCGATCCCCAACCTGCCGCCGCTGATCGCCCGCGAGGCGTACACCCTGCTGTCCGCCCGCACCGACCTCGCGCTGCCCGCCGCCGACATCTCCCGCGGCGCCGTCCCAACCCCGACCGCCGCCCCTGCGGCCCCGGGCGGCCGCTCGCTGAGCCTGCTCCGCACCCAGCTCGCCGTCCTCAAGGCCGAGAGCTGACCCACAACCACTCGCCGTCCGGCAGATCGCCCGGAGGCAGCACGCCAGCACGCCGGAAGAGCATCCGGCCGCTGCCGCACATCACCCGATCTGACGGAAGGACCCAGACATGGGCAAGGGAATCGACGACCTGATCGCCGGCATCGAGGTCGAGCTGGAGGCCGCGCAGAAGCGCGGCGCGAAGGCGATCAAGGAGGTCGAGCTCATCATCTCCAAGGCCGGCGAGGAGGGACGCTCGAACCTCAGCCTGGAGGAGGACACCCGCGTCGCCGAGTGCTTCGCCGCCCGCGACCAGGCCAAGGCCGACGTCGCCGGCATCGAGGTCAAGCTCTCCAACGCGCGCAAGGTCAAGTTGGACGAGGAGGAGCGCGCCGCCCAGCAGCGCACCGTCGCCACGACCGACACCCGTCGCGCGGCCTACGACCAGGTCGCCCGGATCGGATCGGAGGAGCGGACCTACCGCCCCGACACCGACCCGCAGGGCAAGGGCTTCCTGATGGACGTCTCCCGGCAGTTCGTCCACCAGGACGTCGAGGCCGCGTTCCGGCTCTCCCAGCACATGCGCGAGGAGCGAGTCGAGCGCGCCCAGTACCTCCAGCGCGCGACCTCGACCGGCAACTTCAGCGGCCTGACGATCCCGCAGTACCTCACCGACCTGTACGCCCCGGCGACTGCCGCCCTGCGGCCGTTCGCCGACGCGTGCAACCGCCACCCGCTGCCGGACGCGGGCATGTCGGTCAACATCTCCCGAATCACCACGGCTTCCTCGGCGGGGATCCAGGCGAACGAGAACGACGCTGTCGCCGAGACGGACATGGACGACACGCTGCTGACCGTGCCGGTCCTCACCGCGGCCGGACAGCAGTCCGTGTCCCGGCAGGCGATCGACCGCGGCACCGGCATCGAGGACGTCACGATGCAGGACCTGTTCAACCGCGTCGCGACCGTCCTCGACTCGACCCTGCTCAACAAGGCAGGGTCCGGCCTGTCCGCTTCGGCCACCCCGGTGTCCTACACCGACGGCACGCCGTCCGGCGCCGAGTTCTACCCGAAGATCTTGGGGGCCGCCGCTGGCGTCGAGGCCGCCCTCCTCGCGATGGGCAAGCCGGACATCGCCGTGATGCACTCCCGCCGCTGGTACTGGCTGTCGAGCCAGATGTCGAGCGTCTGGCCGATGATCAACTGGAGCAACCTGCCCACCGAGGCCGGCATCGCCGGCGTCGCGAACGCGGGCAGCTCCTACAACTCGGGCATGCGCGGCGTCCTGCCCTGCGGCCTGCAGGTCGTCGTCGACAACAACATCGCGACCAACCTCGGCGCGGGCTCGAACGAGGACGAGGTGTACGTCGTCCCGTCCTCCGAGTGCCACCTGTGGGAGGACCCGAGCGCCCCGATGTTCATCCGCGCCGAACAGCCCAAGGCCGCCAACCTGGGCGTCCTGCTCGTCGCCTACTCCTACTTCGCGTACACCTTCGGCCGGTACGCCAACGGCATGCAGAAGGTGTCCGGGACGGGCCTGGTCACGCCCACGTTCTGACCCGCCTCAGGCCGGGCCCCACCCCAGGGGCCCGGCTGTCCCCGTCCCGCAGACAGGAGTCCGCCATGTCCGTCCGTCCCGTCCTGGGCGAGGTCGCCCTCCCTTCCGCCGCCCGCGGCTCGGGCACCGTCACCGCCGGCCCGGTCGCCGCGGCCGGTCAGGCCACGGTCGCCCTGCTCGCCGTGCACTGCACCGCCGCGTCCGGCACCACCCCGACCCTTGACGTCTCCCTGGAGGAGAGCGCCGACGGCTCGTCCTGGTCCGCCATCACCGGATCCGCCGTCACCCAGATCACGGCGGCCGGCAACCGGCTCGCTACCGCGCTGGTCACGAAGAACTACGTCCGGGTCACCGGCACCGTGGCCGGTACGACCCCGTCGTTCACCTACTCCGCGTCCCTGCTGTTCCTGCCGAACTGAGAGGAGAGACCCGTGCGGAACGAGAACATGATCGCCGGGTTGCTGCGCGAGCGTGAATCGTACGAGCGCCGCGGCCTCGCCAACCGCGTCGCCCTGGTCGACGAGCAGCTCGCGTACTACGGCCACACTCCACTGGCCGCCGCGGCCGAGGACGCCGGCGACCCGGTGCCCGAGGGCCGCACTGCGGACGCCGGGCAGCAGACCGCGGACGGCGCCGACGCTGACGAGGTCAGGCGCGGCCGCGGACGGCCCAAACTGCCCCGCGACGCGGCCGGCAACATCGTCCGGAGCTGACCCGCAGTGGCCGTCACCGACTACGTGACCCTCGCGGACATCAAAGAGGCCCTGAAGATCGAAAACAGCGACGCGACCCGCGACAACCTCCTCGGCAAGGCGATCCGGGCCGCCAGCCGCGGCATCGACCGCGCGTGCGGTCGGCGCTTCTACCGGGACGACAACGCCACGCCCCGCACATACAGCCTGCACTCCCGGGTCACCTACGACGAGTGGGGTGCCCTGCTCGTCGTCGACGACCTCAGCACCACCGAGGGCCTGATCGTCGAGACCGGCACCGGCGGTGCCTGGACGGCAACCACCAGGTACGACACCTTCCCCGAGAACGCGGGCGCCGACGGCTGGGCCATCACCGGCCTGCGCCAGCCCTACGGCTACTGGGGCTTCGGGCCGACCTCCCGCGTCAGAGTCACCGCCCGATGGGGCTGGCCGGCGGTACCTGACGACGTCGCTCAGGCTGCCCTCACCCAGGCCATGCGCCTATTCAGGCGCAAGGACAGCCCTGAGGGCGTCACCGGATCCGCCGAGTGGGGCGTCGTCCGGCTGTCTCGGCGCGACCCCGACGTGTGGAACCTCATCGAGCCCTACGTCCTGAGCGGATTCGGTTAGAGGAGGAACCCACCCCATGCAGGTCTCCACCGTCCGCAAGGCCCTCGCAGCCGCCGCCCGCACCGTCGTCCTTCCGTCAGGTGTCCCGTCGCTCACCTGCACCGGCTTCGTCCCGGACAGTGTGACCGAACCGCACTTCTTCGTCGGCGAGGTCGCGGTCACCTACGACACGGCGATGAACCGCAGGCAGGACGAACTGGAGATCACCTGCCGGGTCCTGGTTGGCCGTCAGGACGACGAGGCGAGCCAGCTCGTCCTCGACGCGCTGCTGTCCGGCGCGGGCCCGGCCTCTCTCAAGGCTGCGATCGAGGCGGCGCGCGGGGCGCCGGGCGAGCCCGCCCTCGGCGGCCTCGCGGACGACTTCCGCCTGGAGCGCGTCCAGGGCTACCGCTGGTACGAGCACGCCGGGATCCAGTACGTCGGCGCCGAGCTCATCATCCATGTCTGGGGAGATGGGAGAATCTGATGGCAGCCCAAGTACTCACGGACGTACGCCTGTTCGCGGTCGGCGCCGACTTCTCCGGCGCGTCGAACAAGGTCGAGCTGAAGTCCGCAGCCGAGGAGAAGGCGACCACCAACTACCGCTCCGGCGGCTTCGGCGAAGTCATCGGCGGCATCCGCTCCGGCGAGCTCTCCGGCGCCGGGCTGTGGGAGGCCGGCGACCCCTCGAAAGTCGACGATGCCTCGTGGTCGCAGCTCGGCGGCCGCGGCCCCTGGACCGTCGCCCCCAGCGAGGCCAACGTCGGCCAACTCGCCTACCTGCTCTACGGCCTGCGCTGCGACGTCAACCTCGGCGGCTCCGTCGGAGACGTCGCACCGTGGCAGGCCAAGGTCTCCGGGTCCTGGCCGGTCGCCCGCGGCCAGATCGCCCACCCGCCCGGCACGGCCCGTACCTCCTCCGGCACCGGCACCGCGCTGCAGCTCGGCGCCGTACCCGCCGGCAAGCGTCTGTACGCCGCGCTGCACGTCCTGTCCGCGGCCGGTACAACCCCGTCCCTGACGGTGACGGTGGAATCCGACGACGCCAACGGCATGGCCAGCCCCGCCGCCCAGCTCACCTTCAACGCCGCGACCGCCACGGGCGGGCAGATCCTGCGCACCGATGGCACCGCAATCACCGACACCTGGTGGCGCGTCAGCTGGGCCGTCACCGGCACCACCCCCTCGTTCCTGTTCGCCGCCGCCATCGGCATCGCATAAGGAGGCCGCACCGTGGCGTTCATGGTGCTCACCGCGTCGTTCCTGTCCATCAACGGCGTGGACCTGTCCGCGTACTGCAAGAAGGTCGAGCTGAAGACTGAGGTCGACGAGAAGGACATCACGACCTACGGCAGCCTCGGCTGGAAGACCGTCCTCGGCGGCATCAAGTCCGGATCCGTCTCCGCCGACTTCATCCAGGACTTCGCCGCCACCAAGCTCGACAGCATCCTGTGGCCCCTGCTCGGACAGGTCGTCCCGTTCGAGATCCGCGCCGACCAGGCCGCCGTCGGCGTCAACAACCCCAAGTACTCGGGCAACGTGCTGATCAAGGAAGTCAACCCGCTGCAGGGCGGCGTCGGTGACGAGGCCACCACCGGCGGCAGCTACCCCACCTCCGGCGCCGTCACCCGCGCCACTACCTGATGGCCGACGACCCGCCGATCGGCCTCGGCGCCACCATGGAAGGCTGGGACGCCGTCCTGCGCGCCATCCGGGCCGAAGAGGACGGCAAGGACCTGCGCAAGGAACTCGCCAAGAACCTCCGCGAGGAGCTGAAGCCCGCGGCGGCCGAGGCCAAGACCGGCATCATGTCGATGTCCGCCTCCATGACCGAGTCGCCCGGCCTGCGGTCCTCCATCGCGAAGAAGATCCGCCCAGAGGTGAAGCTGGGCGGCCGCTGGACTGGTGCCCGCGTCAAGGCACGCAAGATCCAGGGCATCCGGGGTTTCGCCAACGCGCCGAAGAGGACCCAGCGCGCCGGCGGCTGGCGCACGAAGAACTTCGGCCGCGACTCCTGGCGGACCCAGCACGGCAAGGTCGACTGGTTCGACCGCGCGATGCAGCCCGAGTCCCCCCGCTACAAGGCCGCCGTCGCTGCGGCCCTCGAAGCCATGGCCGCGCGGATCGCCGCCCGGTCCCGATAGGAGCCCCGTGTACCTCGTCTACAAGCCGGAGGGCTCCGCCGAGCCCACCCGCTGGAAGTACGACCCGAAGCGGCTGATGTCGCCCGAGATGGAGAAGCTGGAACGCCTCACCGACCGCACCTACGGGCAGTTCGTCTCCGACGTCCAGTCCGGCAGCGCTCTGTGCCGTCGGGCCCTGCTGTACGTCTTCCAGAAGCGGCAACACCCGACGTTGAAGTTCAACGAGGTGACGATCTCCTGGGGCGAACTCGACTTCGAGTACTCCCGTGCCGAGCTGCTGGAGATCCGGGCCGACGTCGCCGAGAACGCGTCCGCAGACAAGCGCGACTCCATCCTCGCCAAGATCGATGAGGAGATCACCGACGCGTTCGACGACGAAGACCTGGGAAAAGCAGAGCTGCCGAGCGGCGACTGAAGCAGCTCGGCAACGCCGCCCACCTCCTCGGCATCCGGCCCTGGGAGTGGTCCCTGCTGACCGTCGAGGAAGCCGATCGGATCCACGACTGGCTCGACGCCTACAAGCAGCAACTCGACGACGCCGAAGCACGCATGAGGGGGTGATTCGTCATGGCCTCCGACACCTCGCTGGTCTTCAACTTGGTGGCCAAAGAGAGGGTCAGCGAAGGGCTGGCCAAGGCCAAGGACAAGATTTCCAACGCGGCCACCGGCATCGCCGCGACGGTGGCCGGCGCCCTCGGCAAAGGCGTCGCCGACTCGCTCGACGCCAGCGCGATCACCTCCAAGATGGCGGCGTCGATGGGCGTCACCGGCCAGGACGCCGCCGACTTCGGCAAGCTGGCCGGGAAGCTGTACGCCCAGGGCATGGGCGAATCCATGCAGGACAGCGCCGATGCGATCAAGGGGCTGTGGCAGTCCGGCCTGGTCGACGGCGGCCTGGACGACCTGGAGGCGCTCGCCAGCAAGGTAATGACGGTCGGAAAGGTCTTCGACCAGGAGTCCGGCGACATCACCCGCGGCGTCTCCCAGATGATGAAGACCGGCCTCGCGCAGACCACGACCGAAGCCCTGGACATCATCACCGCCGGCTACCAGGCCGGGGCCGACAAGGCCGGCGACTACATGGACACGCTCAACGAATACGGCGTCCAGTTCAAGAAGTTCGGCATCGACGGGGCGCAGGCGACGGGCCTGATCGCGCAGGGCCTGCGCGCCGGTGCCCGCGACGGCGACCTCGTCGCCGACAGCATCAAGGAGTTCTCGCTCCGGGCCGTCGGCGGCGGAACCGCAGTCGATGACGCCTTCAAGGGCCTCGGCCTGAGCGCCAAGAAGATGGCCGCGGACATCGCCGGCGGCGGCCCGCAGGCGAACGCCGCCCTCGACGCGACCCTCGACCGCCTGCGGGCAGTCAAGGACCCGGTCGAGCAGGCAAGCATCGCCACCGCCCTGTTCGGCACCCAGGCCGAGGACCTCGGGCAGGCGCTCTTCGCCCTCGACCCGAGCGAGGCCGTAGCGGGCCTGGGCCAGATCCAGGGCGCCGCCGACCAAGCCGCGCAGACCATCGGCAACAACCCGGCGGCCGCGTTGGAAAAGTTCAAGCGCGAGACCATGCAGAAGCTCACCGACATCGGCGGCCAGCTCGTCAACTGGGGCATGGCGCACGCCGAGTACGTACAGCCCCTGGCAATCGCGCTCGGGGCTGTGGCCGCGACGATCCTGGTGGTGCAGGGCGCGACGATGGCGTGGACCGCGGCCCAGCAGGTCTGGAAGGGCGTCCAGCTCGCGAGCACCGCGGCCCAGTGGCTGTGGAACACCGCGATGTCAGCGAACCCGATCGGGCTGATCATCATCGGCGTCGTCGCGCTGATCGCCGCGATCGTCCTGCTCTGGCAGCACTCCGAGATGTTCCGCGACATCGTCACCGGCGCCTTCAGCGCGGTCTGGGACGGCATCAAGTGGGGCTGGGACTGGGTGTCGAGGAACTGGCCCCTGCTGCTCGGGATCCTCACCGGACCGATCGGCATGGCGGTCTGGGCGATCGTCCACTACTGGGACGACATCAAGGCAGGCGGCATCGCACTTTGGGACTGGCTGTCGTCGCTGCCGCAGCGGATCGCCAACGCCTTCTCCAGCCTCGGCAACATCATCCTCGCCCCCTTCAAGGAGGGCTTCAACTGGGTCGCGAGGGCCTGGAACAACTCCGTGGGCAAGCTCTCCTTCAGTGTCCCGGACTGGGTGCCCAGTATCGGCGGCAACAGCCTGTCCATGCCGAAGATCCCCATGCTCGCCAAGGGTGGCCACATCACCGGCGCGGGCACGGTGATCGTCGGCGAGGCCGGCCCCGAGGTGCTATCGCTCGGCTCCGGGGCAACCGTCACCCCGCTCAGCCGCGCCGGCACCGGCGGCGGCACCGTCATCATCCGGCTTGAAGCCTCCGGCGCCGACAGCGAACTCCTGCGGCTGCTACGGAAGATGGTCCGCGTCGAGGGCCGCGGCAGCGCGCAGGTCGCGTTCGGAACCGGCTGAGAGGAACACGCATGGCCTTCCCGCAGACCCCAGTCCCCGTCGTCGTCGAGCTGCAGATCGGCGGCACCTGGACGGACATCACGTCCGACGTGTACGTGCGCGACGGCATCAAGATTTCGCGGGGCCGGGCCGACGAGGGCTCGCGGCCCGACCCCGCGAAGTGCTCGCTGACCATCAACAACCGGTCCGGCAAGTACTCGCCGCGGAACCCCCTGTCGCCGTACTACGGCCTGATCGGCCGCAACACGCCGATCCGCGTCTCGATCCCCTGGGGAGCGACGTACCTGCAGCTCCCCGGCACTGACGGCGCGGCGGCCTCCACCCCACACACCGCGGCGCTCGGCATCACGGGCGACATCGACGTCAGGGTCGACTGCACCCTGCGGGACTGGTACCTCAACCAGGTCGTACTCGTGTCCAAGTCCAGCACAGCCCCCGGGCAACGCAGCTGGAGCCTGCTGATCAGCCGGACTGGCCAGCTCAGCTGGGCATGGTCGACGACCGGCACGTTCATGACCTCGCAGTTCACCATGGACAGCCCGATCCAGATCCCCGCCAATCGTCGTATCGCCGTCCGCGTCACGCACGACGTCGACAACGGTGCGGGCGGCTCGACCGTCACCTTCTGGACCGCCGCAGCCATCACCGGCCCCTGGACCGCCGTCGGATCCGTCACCGGCAGCAGCACCACGAGCATCTTCAACTCCACCTCGCCCGTATGGATCGGGGACACCCCGGCGCTCGACGAAGGCGGCCCCGCCACCGGGCGTATCCACGCCGTCCAGATCCACAACGGCATCGGCGGAGTCCTCGTCGCCAACCCCGACTTCACCGTCCAGACGCCCGGTGCGACATCCTTCACCGACGCGGCCGGCCGCACCTGGACGGTCTCCGCCGCCGCTGAACTGACCAACCGGCAGCCCCGGTTCATCGGCGAGGCCTCCGAGTGGCCCCAGCGCTGGGACCTCTCCAACTCCGACGTCTGGGTCCCGATCCGCGCCGCCGCGATCAAGCGCCGCGCCGGCCAAGGAAACTCACCCCTCGACTCTCCGCTGCGCCGCAGCCTCGTCGCGAGCCCGGTGACCGTCGCGTACTGGCCGTGCGAGGACGGCCGGGACGCCACGCAGGCCGCGAACGCACTGTCGGGCGGCACGCCGCTCGCGGCATCCGGGCTGTCGTTCGCGGCCGATGACACGCTGCCCGGGTCGCTGGCGCTACCCACAGCGTCGGCGTCGGCGTCGATCTCCGCCGCCGTCCCGGTCGCCTCGACCGGGACATGGCAAACCGACTGGCAGATGTGCATCGACACCGCTACCGGATCCGACCAGACTTTGATGCAGATCACCAGCACTGGCACCGCCGCCACCTGGCGTATCACCCTGGACGCCGGCGCCGTACGCGTCTACATCTACTCCGCGTCCGGAACCCTGCTGAGCAGCAGCGCGGTCTTCCCCGAGGGCCTGGTGGGCGGCGGCTGGCACTCGATGCAGCTGTCCGTCAACTCGGACAGCGGCAACATTATCTGGTCCGTCAGCTGGTTCCGCCTCGACGGCACCTACGCCAACAGCGCGGACGGCATCTTCGCAGGAACAGGTGGCAACGCCACGGCCATCAACACCACCTTCGGGCCCGGCCTGGCCGGTCTGCGCATCGGCCACCTGGTCATCCGCTCCGGCCGCGTCGTGCTCTCGCAGGCCCCGGCTCGCGGCTACTCGGGTGAGAGTGCCCAGGGCCGGGCCCTGCGGCTCGCCGCCGAGACCGGTACGCCGCTCGCGATGGGCGGTGCCGTCCCGGCCGACACCCTGATGGGTGTGCAGCGGCCCGCCACCCTCCTCGATCTCCTCGATGAGGCCGCCGAGTCCGACGGTGGAGCCTTGGGTGACGACATCGAGCTGATGGCACTGTGCCTGCGCGGCCGGGCCAGCATCTACAACCAGCCCCCGGCGCTGGCCCTCGACTACCGGACGGCCGGTCACGTCGCGCCGCCGCTGGAGCCGGTCGATGACGACCAGCACACCCGCAACTCGATCACGATTCAGCGGATCGGCGGGAGCTCGGCGCTCGTCGAGCTGGCGCAGGGCCCGCTGTCCGTCCAGGCCCCACCGGCTGGCATCGGCCGCTGCCCCGGCGGTGGGTCGCTCAGCCTCTACAGTGACGCCCAGGCCGCAGACGTCGCCGGCTGGCAGCTGCACCTCGGGACCCAGAACGTCCAGCGGTACCCGACGATCCGGGTCGACCTCGCTGCTGGACCCGACCTGATCGGCCAGGTGCTGGCGCTTCGCGAGGGCGACCGGATCACCATCACCAGCCCGCCGCCGTGGCTGCCGCCGGAGGCGATCGACCAGCTCGCCCTGGGGTGGGACGAGACGATCGGCGTCTACGACTGGGACATCGAGTACAACTGCATACCCAACCGCCCCTGGCAGGTCGCTCAGCTCGACGACACGGCGCTCAGCCGCCTCGACACTGACGGCAGCCAGCTCGCCGCCGGGGCGACCAGCACTGCCGCCACCCTGTCCGTTGTTACGACCGCGGGCCCCGTGTGGAGCCCGAATCTGGCTGACAGCCCGTGGGACATCGACGTGGCGGGGGAACGGATCACGGTGGCGGCCGTCGGTCAACTCCTCAACGACAACCCGTTCTTCAGCACCGACCTATCAGGCTGGACCGCGCAGGCATCCACCCTCGCCCGCAGCACCGTGGTGGTGCACACGGAAGCGGGCGGGGCGGCGAGCATCCAGATCACCCCCAACGGCACCTCGGTATCCGGCGGCGCGGCGGGCGCGCTCACCGCGCCCGGCACCGTGATCCCCGGGCAGACCTACACAGTGGGCATGTGGGCCTACAGCCCGACCGGCTGGTCAGACCTACGGCCCGCAGTCGACTGGTCCGACGCCGCCGGAACGTTCCTCTCGTCGGGCCTGGGATCCGCCACCGCCGTCCCGGCCGGCCAGTGGACCCACATCCAGCAGACCCTGACCGCACCGGCCGGCGCGAGCCGTGCCACCCCCCGGGCCCGCCACGGCGGCACCCCGTCTGCGAGCGCGGTCTGGTACGCGTGGGCGATCCGCCTGGTCCCCACCGCCTCCGTCGCAACGACCAGCCCGCAGCAGATGACCGTCATCCGGGCTGTCAACGGCATCTCGAAGGCTCTCCCGGCCGGCACACCGGTCGCGCTCGCGGACCCATCCCTGACCCTTGCGCTGTAGGAGGTGCCCGCCATGGCACTGCCCGTACCTGTTCTGCCCGCCCGCTACGCCGGATCGCGGATCACCGCAGCGCAGTGGAAGGCGGACGTCACCGACGCCGCTAACTTTTTTGCCGGCCCGCCGCAGTTCGTCGGCACCCAGTCCGTTGTGCAGTCCGTCGCGGGAAGTACCTGGGTGCCGCTCGGTCTGGACACGACCCAGGTCGACTCGTACGGCGGCCACAGCAACACCGTCAACAGCTCCCGCTACACCGCGCGGGTGGCTGGCTGGTACACCGTGTGCGGGGTGGCCGTGTTCACCGTCAACTCTGCTGGTGGCCGCGGCTCGCGGATCCAGGTCAACGGCAACCCTGTCCCGGGAACGGCCTCCTTCGGTGTGCCGGGAGGCAGTAACGCCGCTGCCGTCGCGACGCCAACTCGCGATGTCTACCTCGCTGTTGGCGATTACGTAGAGATCGCCGGGTGGCAGGGCTCCAGCGGCGCCCTCAGCACCCTCGTCGCCAGCGACGTGTCCAGTTCCCTGTACGCGAGGTTCTCCCATGCCTGAACAACCCGCACTCATACCAGCGCGCACCTGTGACGCCTGTACAGAACCGGCTGTCGTGCAGTGGTCGCGCCGTTCGCTGAACGACCCGGACCACACCGAGGCCGTCTACAGCTGCCCCCAGCACGCGATCGCCCTGGACGCCGCCGCGCACGTCCACCAGCCCACCTGCCCCGCCCCGGACCCGGCCCTGCTGCCGGCCTGCGGCTGCGACCCCGAGCCGCTCCCACCGGAGGAGCCCATGACGGGGGCACCCACGCTGCCTACTGGCTGGGTCGTCCCCACGGCCTGACCCACCCTCACCGTCACCCCGCCGCCGCCCGGCGCCGGGGCCCTCAGCATGCCCTGGAGGTACCTGTGATCGACCCCCGACCGACGGATCCCGACGCGGACTCCGTCCCGATGCTGCTGGTGGACACCGGCAACGGCCCCACCGATCCCGCCGAAGAGCAGCTGCTGCGCGAGCTGTTCGGCGAGCCCAACGCGCAGGGCGTGTACGGCGCCCCGGCCGGCGAAGGGAGCGCGCAGTGAGCGCCGACGTGATGGTCCAGGCGGCCGAACGGTGGCTCGGCACCCCCGAGCCGAACGCCATCCAGACCTGGTACCGCGACCGTAACGGCCCGGCCTACGCCGGAAACTTCCCGTGGTGCGACGCCTCGATCACCCGCTGGTCGGCGGACGCCGGCGAGTGGGACGCGGTCTGCCTCGGCACGGACCGCGCCTACACCCCCGAGCACGCCAACGCGTTCGTCCAGGCTGGCCGCTGGACGTATGGCACCGCCGGAATCCGGCGCGGCGACATCGTCTTCTTCGACTGGTCGATGAGCGGGCGCATCGCGAACATCGACCACGTCGGCATCGTGACTGACGTGCTGCCCGGCGGCCAGGTCGCGACGATCGAGGGCAACACCATGGACGTGTGTGCTCGGCGGGTGCGCGGTCCGGAGGTGATCGTCGGCTACGGCCGCCCCGCCTACGGGCAGGCCGGCCCCGGACAGCGGACCCCGGCTGACCCGCAGTGGCCCGGCCGCCTGCTCCGTCTCGCCTCGCCGATGCTGCACGGCGACGACGTCCGCCGGTGGCAGCAGCGGATGTGGGACCGCGGCTGGTCGATCACGGCCGACGGCTGGTACGGGCCCGCCTCGGCCGCCGTGGCCCGTCAGTTCCAGGCCGAGAAGGGGCTCACGGCGGACGGCATCGTCGGCTCGGCCACTTGGGCCTGCGCGTTCCGCACCGACAACATCACGTGACCGGGCTCGTCGAGCAACTGCTGCACCGCCTCGCCGTGTGGGCCGCCCGGCCCCCGGCTCCCTCAACCTCTCAGGAGACCCCCATGCCCAGAATCCTCGGCCGCGAGCCCGCTCTGTGGCTCGCCCTCGTCGCCGTCGCCGTCAAGCTCGGTGCGGCGTTCGGCTTGCGCGTGACGGACGATCAGCAGGCGCTGGTCAATGCCGCCGCGGCTGCGCTCGTCGGCCTGGTCGTCGCGCTGGTTGTCCACGACGGCCGCGGCGCGGCGGTGCTCGGCCTGGTGCAGGCCGCGCTCGCCCTCGCCGTCGGCTACGGACTGCACTGGTCGGCGGACCAGCAGGCCGTGGCGCTGTCCGCCGTGGCGGCAGTGGTGGCGATGTGGACGCGCACGCAGGTGACTGCACCGGTGCCGCCCGCCCGTCAGTTGCCGCCGATCCTGGCGGTGCGCGAGTGACCACCTCGCCCGATCCGGGTGTCGTCATCTCGCCTGGCCAGATGTACGCGGAGGTACGAAGGATCGCTGACCGGCAGATCAGGATGGACGAGAAGATCGACCGGTTCCTGGAGGACCAACGTGGTCATCGGGAGGAGACCAGCGATCACGAGAAACGGCTGCGCGCTCTGGAGGCCCGGGTGTGGATGGCGATGGGTGCTGCTGTCATCCTCGGTGCCGGATCAGGTGCTGGTATCGCGCAGGTCATGGGCCGCTGAACACCACCGCCCCGCCCGGCTTCGGCCAGGCGGGGCGGCTTCCGTCGTTCTTGGCGTGGCGATACTGGACACTCGCCATGATGACGTCATGGACATCGACCCTCGCGACGCGTACATCGCTGACCTCCAGGCCGCTATTCAGCGCACCATCCCAGTCATTGCCTTCGCTGCTGGTCGGGTGGTCGCCGATGACCCTGGCCAC